AATGTTTTACCATGTCATTACAAGTTAGAATATATTGAATGGCAAGACAGAGGTGAGGGTTCTGGCGCTCCAGTTGGAATTCACCCATCATCAAGTGATGTAATGACTAAAACAAAGAGAGATGCTTCTTTCAAAGATAGATTACCAAGCGGTAATTATGTTGAAAAAACTGCAAGTCATTTTGTAATTGTTTGTGGTCAAACTCCAACTACAGCTTTAATTGCTATGAAATCTACACAATTAAAGATTAGTAGAAAATGGAATAGTATGATGGCTGGTATCAAGATGAAAGGTAAGAATGGATTATTCACCCCTGCATCTTTTAGTCACGCATATAAATTAAGAACAGTTCAACAGTCAAATGATAAGGGCACTTGGTTTGGTTGGGAAGTTAATAAAGTGGGACCTGTAGAAGATCCTTCTTTATACCAACAAGCTAAAGCATTTGCTGAAAGTGTTTCAAGAGGAGACGTAAAAGTGAAACACGGTGAGACTAATGGATCTGAAAAAGGATCTGAAGCTCATTTCTAATTCCTTTCGTTACAACAATGTGGGCAAGCAATTGCCCACATCACAATATAAAGGGCTAAATGGAAAGAAATTTTATAAAATATTTTACTGGATTGCAAAGAAACTTTGGTTTTGCAGACTTAACAAAAAATATAAAAGATCCAGCTACAGGTAAATTAAAACCAGAATATGGTTGGTCAAAGCAACCAATAACTGAACAAGATTATTTAGATCACTTAAGTGGTAATAAATCTATAGGTATACAACCTTGTGATGATGAAGGTATGGCAAGGTTTGGTGCCATAGATATAGATTCAAAAGATTACAAAGACTTTTCAATAAAAAAATATTTAGACTTAATAAAAAAATATGATTTACCATTAATTCCAATTAAATCAAAAAGTGGTGGACTACACCTTTATATATTTTTAAAAGAACCTATTAAAGCAATAGTCATCAAAAAATTTTTAGAAGGTTTATTATTTACATTACAGTTACCTTTAAGAATAGAAATTTTTCCAAAGCAAACAGAACTTGGTAAAGATGCTGAAGAAAATTTCATTAATGGTAATTTTATTAATCTTCCCTATTATAATAAGTCCGAAAGAGTAGCTATTAATTTTGATGGTAAACCATTTACATTTGAACAGTTTATAAAAGTAGTAGAGGCAAATTTAAAAACAGAAAAAGAATTAGAAGAGTTTTCATTAGCCCATGTGAAAGCTGTACTACAGGGAGGCCCATCTGAATTTGATGATGGCCCTCCTTGTCTACAGATGATGACTAAAGATGAATTGGATGATGGAAGAGACAGATGGTTATATAACTATATGGTTTTTGCTAAAAAGAAATACCAGGACAAGTGGGAAGAAATGGTTATTGATGCTCCTAAAAAATATTTTTTAAAAGATTCTAATGGATTAGTTATTGATGATTGGGGTGAAAAAAAAGTAAGAGATAAAATTAGATCTTGGAAAAAGGATTCTACTAAAGGTTATACGTGTACTCAAGAACCTATCGTAAATTTTTGTATGAAGACCGAATGTGCAAAAAGAAAATATGGATTCTTATCTGATAAAAAAGCTTTGTTTCCTAAATTATCTAGTTTAGTTAAAATTAAATATCCTGAACCTGAATATACATTCAATGTTGAATTACCTAATGGTGATTCTAAAAACGTAAAAGCAAAACATATTAAACAAATAGTTTTACAAGAAGAAATAAGATCTATCATTGCAGCTGCTGCAGATTTTGTTCCACCAAAAGTAAAATCAAATGAGTTTCAAGAAGTATTAGATAATTTATTTCCTCCTAAAGAAGAACTACTTCCTCCTAAAGGAACTACTCCTGATGAACAATTAGCAGAGTATTTAAAAGAATATATTAATGGGCCACAAGCTAAATCTAATGCATCATTTAAAACTGGATCTGTATTGATAGAGGGTGATTATGCTTATTTTAAATATCAAAGTTTTTATAATTCTTTAAAAAATAAAGATTGGAGATTAGATAAATCTAAAACAGCTGAAAAAATAATACAAATTGGTGGTGATAAAGAAACTAAAATTAATATACCTAAAAGGTTTCCTAAAAAACCAGGAGAAAAAGAATCTCATGATCCAATTGATGTAATACAAATACCTATTAGCAAATTTAAAATTAAAACTTCTAAAGTTGAAATGATACCTGTCAAATCTAAAAAGGATATATTCTAATGATTAGAAAAGTATTAGGTCCTCCTGGGACAGGTAAAACAAGAAGACTACTTAATGAAGTAGATAACTATTTAAAACAAGGAATAACTTTAAATAAAATTGGTTATTTTGCTTTTACAAGAAAAGCTGCTAACGAAGCAAAAGAAAGATTTTTAAATATAAATAAAAATTATAATAAAACAGATGTTAAATTTTTTCAAACTTTACATTCTTTAGCTTTTCACACGTTGGGTATGAGTGAAGATAATGTTATGCAGCCAGTTCATTATGAACAAATAGGTAAAGAATTAAGTATTCGAGTTAACTATTCAAGTGATTCTGAAGAAAGTTGTTATATGAATTGTGATAATGAATATTTTAAACTTATTAATAAAGCTAGAGTTAAATGTATATCTATTGAAGATGAATTTAATACTAATGAATGGAGTAGAAGTATAGACTTAGATACCTTAAATCATATTAATTTAAATTTTATAAACTATAAGAAAGCTTATAATTTAGATGATTACACGGATATGATTGAAAAATTTGTAATCAATTCTGATAAATGTCCTTTATTTGAAGTTATATTTATAGATGAAGCACAGGACTTATCTCCAGTGCAATGGAAAATGTTTGATGTTTTAAAATCTAAATCTAAAGATTTATTTTTAGCAGGAGACGATGACCAGGCTATATTTGCATGGGCTGGAGCTGATGTTAATAGATTCATTGATGAACCAGCAGAGGAAGAGGTATTACAACAATCAGAACGTATACCTTTAGCTGTTCAAGAATTGTCTAACACAATATTAAATAGAATACAGGGTAAACGAAAAGAAAAAATATATCATGCAAAAAAAGATAAAGATGGAAACGTAGTGCAAGGTAATGTGACCACTATATTTGACATAGATAATTTAGACCTGACACAAGATAAATGGTTAATATTAACAAGGACAACTTATAGATCTGATGAAATATCTAAATTATTAAAAGAAAAAAGACTATATTTTAAGAATAGATATGGAAAAAGTATAGACAATAAACTTTATAAATCTGTATTGAAATGGACTGAACTAACTACAGGAAGTGAGATATCAATAGCAGACTGTAAAGACATATACGAGTATTTAGATCAAACTTTTAATGAAAAAAAATTTGAAAATAGAAGTTCTGTAAAAATAGAAGATATTGGATTTTCTCCAGGTGTCACTTGGTTTGATGCATTTACAAATTTAGATCAAGAAAAAGAATTATATATAAGGACTTTATTAAGTAATGGCGAAAAATTATCTGAAGAACCAAGAATAGAAGTATCAACCATTCACGCAGCAAAAGGTGGTGAATGTAGAAATGTTATTCTTATATTAGATAATGCAAGGAAAATAAGGGAGTCTATGGAAACAAGCATAGACAAACAGGACGAAGAACATAGGGTTTGGTACGTTGGTGTAACAAGATCTATGGAAAATCTTTATATATTAAAATCAAAAAAAGAATGGAAAGGTTATCAACTATGAATAATAAAGTTTTTTTCAAACAAATAGGAGGTGCGCATTATAAAAAATACAAAATACAACCTTCTTTATTTATTAATAAAAATAAGATACTGTTCGCAGAAGGTAATGCAATTAAATATATTTGCAGACACCAAGATAAAGGAAAAAAAGAAGATTTATTAAAAGCTATACATTATATACAAATGATTATTGAAAGGGATTATGAAAATACCTCTATTTGAAGCACAAAAAGAATGGGTCGAACCAGAAGAATTTCCAGATCTACGTTCTTATGATGAAATTGCAGTCGATTTAGAAACAAGAGATCCAGATCTTAAAAAGAAAGGATCAGGTTCTGTTATAGGTAATGGTGAAGTAATTGGTATTGCCGTTGCTGTACCAGGAAGATCTTTTTATTTCCCCATAGCCCACGGATCAGGGCCCAACATGGATAGAAAAAAAGTTTTAGAATGGTTTAAAGACACCATGGCTTCACCGTCATTAAAAATATTTCATAATGCAATGTATGATGTTTGTTGGATTAGACAAATGGGTATTAAAATCAATGGTTTAATTGTAGATACTATGATTGCAGCATCATTGATTGATGAAAATAGATTTCAATACAGTTTAAATATGTTGTCTTGGGATTATCTTGGTTATGGTAAGAGTGAAACAGCTTTAAATGAAGCAGCCAAGTCAAGAGGATTAGATCCTAAAGAAGATATGTGGCAATTACCAGCAATGGAGGTTGGAGCTTATGCTGAAAAGGATGCTGAACTTACATTAGAACTATGGCAAATATTTAAGAAAGAAATAGTTCATCAAGATATAGAATCAGTATTTAGTTTAGAAACTGATCTATTCCCATGTTTAGTGGATATGAGATTCAAAGGAGTAAGAGTTGATATAGACCGAGCACACAAACTGAAACAACAACTAACAGCACAAGAGCATGAATTGTTATTAAAAGTAAAACAAGAAACAGGGATAGAACCACAGATTTGGGCAGCAAGAAGCATTGCAACAGTTTTTGATAAGCTTGGTTTACATTATGAAAGAA